TACCCTAAGCGTGCGCAGCAGGCGATCAGTGGCGACCAGTCACCAGAGCGGCAGGGCAGCACTGACCCGCACGCTCCACAAGGACTAGACGCATGAAACAGGCGACGTCAAAACAACCGACAGACGATGAAAAACCGAGCGTAAAAAAGGCAGGACAGGTCGGCGGCGCGCGCGAAGGCGCTGGCAGACCGGCGTTCGTGCCGACTGACGCCGAGCGCAAACAGGTCGAAGCGCTCTCTGGTTACGGGCTCACGGTCGAGATGATCCGGCACCTCGTGCGCGGTCGCATAGCGCTTGAAACGCTCCTCACGCACTTCCGCGCCGAGCTCGACGCAGGTAAGGCCAAGGCGAACGCGCAGGTCGGCAAGCGGCTATTCCAGAAGGTAATGGCCGGGGACACGACCGCGATGATCTGGTGGACCAAGACGCAGATGCGCTGGTCGGAGACGCAAAAGGTCGAGATCACCGGCGCGAACGGCGGACCGGTGCAGACGCTGGACTTCTCCAAGCTCTCGACCGACCTCCTCCTCGAGCTCTCAAAGGCGATCACTGATGCAGCTCCCGAAGATCACGACGGCGGACCGCGACTTAATTGAAGCGGAGCTATGCCGCAGGTCATTGCTATACTTCACCGCCAAGTTCTGGCCGGTGCTCGAGCCCGGTCGCACGCTCGTCAGCGGATGGCCGACGGGCGCAATCGCCGAGCACCTTGAGGCGGTCACCAAGGGCGAGATCCGCAAGCTCCTGATCACGGTCCCGCCGGGGTCGATGAAGTCGCTCCTCACGCGGGCCTTCTGGCCGTCGTGGAGCTGGATTGCACAGCCGTCCTTGCGCTATATCGGCGCGTCATACGCCGAGGCGCTCGCCGCGCGGGACAACCGGCGCGCCAAGATGATCGTCGAGAGCCCCTTGTACCAGCGGCTCTTTCCGCACGTCCGGCTCTCTGACGATCAGGCGCAGAAGGTCAACTTCGCCAACACCGCGACGGGCTCGATGATGGCGACCTCGGTGCGCGGGCGCGCGACGGGCGAGCGCGGGGACGTCTTCGTGATCGACGATCCGCACAACATCCTCGAAGCCGAGAGCGACGCGATCCGAGGCGAGACGCTGCAATGGTTCCGCGAGGTCGTGCCGAGCCGCGTCAACGATCTGGACCGCAGCGCCTTCGTCACGATCATGCAGCGCGTGCACCACGAGGACGTCGCCGCAGCGGCGCTGGATCAGGGCTACGAGCACCTCTTGATCCCGATGCACTACGATCCCCCGCGAGCAAGGACCACCGCCATAGGCTGGCAGGATCCGCGCACAGAGCCCGGTGAACTGATGTGGCCGGCGCGGTTCTCGGCGCGCGCTGTGGCCGAGCTCGAGACGACGCTCGGGATCTATGCCGCCTCGGCCCAGCTCGAGCAGCGCCCGACGCCGCGCGAGGGCGGGCTCTTCAAGGCCGACAAGATCCAGATCATCGACGCCGTGCCGCAGGGCGAGGATATCGTCTGGTGCAGGGCGTGGGACTTGGCAGCGACAGACGGCGGCGGAGCTTACACCGCAGGCGTGCTCGTCGGGTGGCGCGTCGCCGCGCGCCGGGTGATCATCGCGGGGGTGCGGCGCGAGCGCGTCGGGCCCGAGGGCGTCCGGAAGCTCATCGAGGACACGGCGGGGATCGACGGGGACGACGTGCCCATCTCGATCCCGCAGGATCCGGGACAGGCAGGCAAAGCGCAAGCGCGGGACTTCGTTGTCCGGCTTGCCGGTTACCGCGTGCGGATCGAGCCGCAGACCGGCTCCAAGGAGACGCGCGCCGAACCTTTCGCGGCTCAGGTCGAAGCGGGCAACGTCGACATTGTGACTGGTCCGTGGAACAGGGACTTCATCGAAGAGCTTCGACATTTCCCGCGAGGCGTGTATAAGGATCAGGTGGACGCGGCGAGCTCGGCATTTAACGCCGTGGCACCCAAGCGCCAGCGAAAGACCGGTCTCTTTGTGGTCGGTGATCATGTGGGCAACAAAGCGAGACCCGGCTGATGGCACAAGCACCAAAGAAGGCGACAGCGACCCGCGAGCTCGGCGCGTCAGGATCCTACGGGATGAACGACCAGCTCAGGCCGGACGAGTTCCTCCCGAAGCTGCGGGGGATCAGCGCGATCCGGACGTTCCGCGAGATGAAGGACAACGATCCGGTCATCGGCGCGATCCTCATGGCGTTCGAGATGCTCCTGCGCGCGGCGGAGTTTCGCGTCGAGGCGGCAGACGACAGCCCGGAGGCGAAGGACGCGCAGCTCTTCGTCGAGCAATGCTTCAACGACATGGAGGGAACGGTCGACGACTTCCTCGCCGAGGTGCTGACCTTTCTGCCGTTCGGGTTCTCGGTCTTCGAGGTCGTCTACAAGATCCGAGGCGGGCGCACCACGTCGGACCCGACGCGCTATTCGCAGTTCGACGACGGGCGCTATGGGATCCAGAAGCTCGCGCCGCGCGCCCAATGGACCATCGACAGGTTCTTGACCGATCCGAACGGCGCGATCACCGGCGTGCGGCAGACCGCACTCACGCTCAGGATGGGCGCGGTGGACATTCCAATCGAGAAGGTGCTGCACTTTCGCACCTCGACGATCAACAACGACCCTAGCGGGCGCTCGATCCTGCGCAACGCCTTCACGTCGTACCATTACGCCTCCCACATCCAGATGATCGAGGCCATCGCCGTCGAGCGCGAGATGAACGGGATCCCCGTCGGGCGCATCCCGTCCGAGTACCTGGCCGACAACGCAACAGCCGCACAGCAGACCTTCGCGAACGCGTTCAAGAAGATCCTGCGCGACGTCAAGTTCAACGATCAGGGCTTCGTCCTGCTCCCCTCCGATCTGATCGAGAACGAGGACGGGTCCAAGACCTCTATCCCGATGGTGCAGTTTGACCTCGTGACCGCCAAGGGCACGCGCGCCATCCCGACCGGCGACGTGATCTTGCGGCACCAGCAGAACATCGCGCGCTCAGTGCTCGCCGACTTCCTGATGCTCGGCAGCGGCGACAAGGGGTCCTTCGCGCTGTCGAAGAGCAAGACCGACTTGTTCCTTGCGGCGGCGAGCGGCTACACCGAGGCCATCGCATCGGTCCTAAACCGGCAACTCGTCTCGCGCCTATGGGCGCTCAACGGCTTCGACCCCGATCTGATGCCGTCCATCGCGTTCGGGGGCATCGCGCCGGTGGATCTGGCCGAGCTCGGCGCGTTCGTGCGCGACATCGCAGGCGCCGGGATGCCGCTCTTCCCCGACGACGACACCGAGAACACGATCCGGCGCGCAGCCGGGTTCCCCGAGAAGACAATGGACCCCGACTTGCTCGGGGCCGCGCCCGTTCAACCCCTCGACGAAGGAGTGCCACAGTGAAGTTCGAAGTCTATCCCCGCAACATCTTGATCGACGTCAACGTCTACGACATCAACGCAATCGAATTGTCGATGTCCGGCGCGACGATGATCATGCACCTTCCGGGCGTGCAGATCCCCGTCACGAACGGGCACGCGCTCCTCGAGACCCCCGCGTTCCAGCGCGAGTTCGTCGAGATGAGCCCGGCGCGCTGGATCCGCGCCGACGCGATCACCTCGATGCAGCGGTTCGGCGAGGATTATGTGCGCGTCATGCTCGACGGTGTGCGCCAACCGTTCGATCTATTCCCCGGAGACGCGCCGCTTCGGCAGGTCTACACCGAGTTCAAGCAGATGCTCCCCCCGGAGACCCCGTCGTTCCTTGCTCTGGACGTCGCCGCATGAACATCGCGCTCCTCAAGATGACCGGCTCAGATGCCGTCGCCGTCTTCTTGAGGGCGGCGGAAGGCATGGATCCGAAGATCGCGCGCGCCTTTATCGCGGCGATTGAGACGATCCGGCTTCGGATCCCCGCCGAGACCATCGCAAGGATGATTGAACGGCGCGATTTCACGTCGCTCGAGAACGCCTTCGCGGGGCACTTCACCTCGACGGAGTGGCAACCCTACGGGCAAGCGATACAGCAGGCGGTGCTCGCAGGCGTCAAGGCGACGAGCGAGACGCAAGGCGTGATCAACGGCGCGCAGGAGGACTTCGAGATCCGCGTCGGGCTGAACCCGCGCCTCGAGCAGTTCGCCCAGACCATGACATCGACGCGGATCCGCGAGATCGACCAGACGACGCGCGACACGATCCGGCAGGTGCTCCAATCGGGCACGACTGCGGGCGACGATCCGTTCGCAATCGCGCGCCGGATCCGGGGCTCCATCGGACTGACGCAGCGCCAAGAGGCGGCGGTCAACAACTACGAGCGGATGCTGCGCGCGCTCGACCCCGAGGTGCTCGACCGCAAGCTCCGCGACAGGCGTAGCGACGCAAGCGTGGCGCGAGCGATCAACAACGATAAGGCGCTCACCGACGCGCAGGTCCGGTCGCTGGTGGACCGGTATCGCGACAGGTACATCAAGTACCGCGCGAACGTCATCGGGCGCACCGAGAGCATCCGCGCCGTGCAGGGCGCGCAGTGGGAGCTCTTCCAAGACATGATCAACAAGGGGCAGATCGACGCTCGGCAGGTCCGCCGGACGTGGATCCACACCGGGGACGGTAACGTCCGAAACTCTCATGTGCAGATCCCCGACTTGAACCCGCGCGGCGTCGGGCAGGGCGAGACCTTCTCGAGCCCCCTCGGCCCAATCCTTTACCCCGGCGATCCCAGCGCGGTCGCCGCGAATACGATCCAATGCCGGTGCGCGGTCTTTGCGCGCATCATCTCTCGCGATCTGCTCCCGTCCTCTCCGGGAACGATCGTCGCGCCACCTCCGTCGCCACCTCGTCCAGTTCCAAGCGCACCTCCTCCCGCGCAGGTGATCTCGGATGCAGAGCGGCGGCGGAGGGTCTGGGCGAACAAGACGCCGGACGAACGCCTGAACGTCGCACCGGCGTTCATGGAGACGGATCCGGCGCGCATGGCGATCATCGAGAAGCTCGGGAACCTCAAGGGTGGCGTGCGGTTCTTGAACCCCGGAGATGTCGATGCGAATGGAAAGTCAATTTATGGCGGCGCGTGGCACGAAGCGGACACGCTTCAGATCGCTATGTCCAGCAAAGACACCAGCCTCCGAGATTACCAAACGGTCATGCGGCACGAATATGGGCACCACATCGACGCGGTGATTGACGTTTATCTTCTCGAAAATAGGGGTGCTCTCCCCCTGCAAGCATCGGCGCTTCAGGGCATGGCGTCCCGCCGGGCGTACTCCGCAATCGCAGCAGACGCGCGCGAGCTCGAGAAGAACCTGATATCTGACGTGCAGTCCCCATGGCTCGCCGCAAAACCCGCAAAGGGGTCGGCGGCCAAACTCAGCGAAGTGCAGGCCGCGCAGCGCAAGCTACAAGCGGACATTGGCCTAATCGACAAGGCCAGCGCACCCGCAGCATATGCAAAGCTCGAGGCAGAGTTCAAGAAGCGCGGGCTCGACTTCGCCGAGGCGCAGCAGGTCGCGCAGGCACTGAGCTTTCCCCCTTACTCCGCCGGACCCGGACCTGATTATACAACTTACAGCCGCGTCGAGAATGCGGTCAAGTTTCTCATCGCCTATGACAAGGGCGACCATTACACGCTTTTCAACGACCTAGCGAGCTTCGACCAAGGCAGTCTGCTTGGCGGTCTATCTGACAGCATCGGGGCGTCGACGATCCAAAGCATCGGTTATGGTTTCGGGCATCAGGTGTCATATTATGAAGAGTTCTACACAGTCTCGATTGAGCTCGAACGATACTCTAAAGCAATCGGGCTGAGCGACGCCTATACCTACAAAAGCGGGAAGCGTGTTTATGGGGTCGGCACCTCGGCGCAGCTCTTCGCAAACTGGTTTGAGGCGTGGACGAGCGGCAACGCGACGCAATATGCGATCTTTACGCGGTTCTTTCCTCGCACGTCGAAGGTATTCGAGAAGATGGTCAAGGAGGCGATGACGACATGAGGGGGGAGTTCACCGAGCGGCTTGTTGCGGCGATGGGCAGCTATTTGGCGCTCTTTCCGGGGACCATGCCGGACATGAGGTCGATCAGTCGCGCGGACTACTACCGCCTTCCGGACGTGCTGGATCGCGCAAGGTTGCGCGGATCACCGGTCACAGATGCGGACTTCTCGGGCGTCGCGGCTCCCAATCCAGAGACGGGGAGGGTGCTATGACGACGAACGGCTACACCAAGACGATCAAGCCGGTGCGCGACTGGACCGAACGCATCTGGCGGCTCATGCTCGGGGATCAAGTCGAGATCGCGCGCGGGCGCATGGAGGGCGCGCAGCCGGTGGCGGTCACCGGCGTCCTGACGGCGGCGGGCGCAATAACGGAGATCATGGTCTTTCCGGGCTCGACAGTCAAAGACCCGTCGGTCGCGCCGAGCGGCGGCGTGCAGATGACGCTCGTCTCGACCAGCGCGCAGGACAGCGCAGCGGGGACGGGGATCCGGACGCTGCGGTTCAATTACCTCGACGCGGATCTCAACCCCCAGAGCGAGATCGTGGCGCTCAACGGCACGACGCCGGTCCTGACCGTGGCGACCAATGTGCGCTGGGTCGGGGATCTGACCGGGCTGACCTTCGGATCCCATAAGCACGCCGTCGGCAACATCACCGTGACGAACAGCGGCACGCGCTACAAGCTCCTCGATCTCGAGGCGCGCGCGACGCGCAGCACCGCCTTCCGCGTCCCCGCAGGCAAGCGCCTGATCATTCACTCGCTCTTTGCTGGGTCTTCCTCGGGCAGCGCGGCGGCGAAGGTGCAGGCGTCTCTCGTCGCCTCGGTGGTGGGCAATCTCGACGGGACCGTCGACCGTTTCGAGGACAGCGGTCTGCTCTTCGAGCAAGGGACGATTGAGCTGCAAGACGGCACGACGGCGCTCGCAGATGGCGCGCTCGCAGCACTTCCAGCCGGCGCAATTATCGGGTTCCGCGCCACCACGGACAAGGCCGCGACCGTCTCGGCGGGGTTCTACGGGTGGCTCGAAGATGTCGATTGAGCGCGCCAAAAAACCCCGATTTTCGTTCTCTCTTTGTTCAGGAGGAGAGGACAGACTTCCTTATATACATTTCCTCTCCTCTCCTCCGGTGGGAACCCGAAGGGGAACCCTGCTAACGCAGGGGTACCCCTCCGGGGTTCTTGCCGATTTTGACCCCCGGCGCGCGAGCTGTACTCCTGCGTCCTCCACGAGGATCTGATCCATGCCCTACGACAGCAACGACGCGCTCCCGGATCCGGTCAAGCGCGTGCTCCCAGACGATAAGGCGCGCACGATCTGGCGGCGCGTATTCAACGACAGCATGAAGCGCGGCTACCAAGAGGGCCGCTCGTTCGGCGCGGCTTACGCTGCGATTGACAGCGCGGGCTACAAAAAGGGCGAAGACGGCGTATATATCGCCAAGATGGACGAGCAGTTCGCCGAGGCGGTCGAGAAGGCGCTCTATCAGGGCCGCGACGTCGAGCTCGACCAGCCGTTCCGTCTACCGGCGGGCGCGAGCAAGAAGTTCGGCGTCTACGTCAAGGCCGGGGACAAGGTGACGAAAGTCACGTTCGGGGATCCGGACATGGAGATCCGGCGCGACGACCCAGAAGCGCGCGCCAATTTCCGCGCGCGGCACTCATGCGACACCGCAACGGACAAGACCTCAGCGCGTTACTGGTCTTGCCAGATGTGGGAAAGTGGAACCTCAGTTTCGGAGATGACGAAGATGAACAAGCGACAGATTTCGGACGACGTCTTCACGACGACGATGGAGGCGGTGCAGCGGTCGCACCAGCTCGGGCTTGGGCTGGTCGCGCACATGACCGAGGGACCGGACGGGCAGGCGTATTATATGCCGGGCGAGAGCCACGACGCCTACCTCGCGCTCGTCGGCGAGACCGGCATGCTCGGGCCGGATGGGGCCGAGTTCGAGAACCCTGCGGTGGAGCTGATCGAGAGCGTCGTCAGCGCGGCGATCGAGGCCGTGATGGAGGCGACGATGGAGAAGCGCGCGGCAAAGATCATCAAGCTCGACGAGGAGGCGCGGATCGTCTGGGGATGGGCGTCCGTCGTCTCAATCGACGGCAAGCCGCTGGTCGACAGACAGGGCGATATCATCTCCGCCGACGTGATGACGAAGGCCGCAGACCGCTTCATGCTCGACGTGCGCGTCGCCAAGGCCATGCACGAAGGCGCGCAGATAGGGGAGGTCATTCACTCGTTCCCCCTCACCAAGGCGCTGGGCGAGGCGCTGGGCGTGCACTCCGCGCTTGAGGGATGGATCGTGGCTATGAAAGTACACGACGATGGTGTATGGAACAGGGTCAAGAGCGGCGAGCTGGCCGCGTTCTCAATCGGGGGCATAGGGAAGCGCAATGCCATTTAACGTCACAGACCTAGAGCTGATCGAGCTCTCGCTGGTAGACGAACCAGCGAACCCCGCCGCGCGCGTCGTCCTGTTCAAGCGCTACGACATGATGCCCGATGCGGACAAGATCAAAGAACTGATCGAGAGCGGAATGTCGGAAGACGACGCTCGAGATCAAGTTGCGCGCATGAGGCGCAACAAGGGAACCGGCCCGACCGGCGATCAGGGCAAAGGGGGTCAATCTATGTCCGATCAAGAGAAGCGCCTCGTGGATCTCGAGGCCGCAAACAAGCGCCTTGAGGGCTCGGTCGACGCGCTTGTGAAGGTGCTTGATGCCGAGGGCTACGTTGTCCAGATCGCGGACACCGCCGTCACCGTGGAAAAGCGCAAGGCCGAGGATTACATCGACGTCGCTGGCGAGCCCGTGCTGAAAAGCGCGCTCCCCGCAAGCGTCCTCGCTATGATCTCGAAGCAGGCCGGGGAACTGGCCGCAGTTACCAAGAAGCTGGAAGTCGAGGAGCTGGTCAAGCGCGTGAACGCCGAGATCCCGCACCTATCGGGCGCTCCGGCGATGAAGGGCGCGGTTCTCAAGGCGGTCGACGCGATCACCGACGACGAGATCCGCAAAGCCGCTCACGCAATGCTCAAGGGCGCGAACAGTCTCGCCTCGAAGCTGACCCGCGAGTTCGGCACTGTCGCACCGGAAGAGACCGACGCGATGACCGAGCTCAACAAGATGGCAGAGGCACACGCAGCCGAGCACAAGGTGACGTTCGCCAAGGCATTCGCCGACGTGACGCGCACCGGGCGCGGCGCGGAGCTCTTCTCTAAACGCAACCACGTCCAGTAAGGAGGTCCAGCGATGGCTACTCAAGAAAACATGACGACTATTTCGCTGGAGGCCGGACAGGATCTCAGCGCAAAGCAGTTCCACTTTATGTCAGTAGCGGCGGACGGGCAGATTGACCCGACCGGCGCTGGCGTTATCGCGGTCGGCGTCTTGCAAGACGCACCCGCAGCCGCTGGTCGTGCCGCTCTTGTAGCGGTCGCTGGCAAGACCAAGGTCATCTGCGGGGGCACTGTTACCCGTGGCGGGCCGGTCATGTCTAACGCCTCCGGCCAGGCTCTCACCGCCACCTCGACGAACCTCATTCTCGGGACGGCTCTTGAAACCGGCGCAAGCGGACGGATCATCGAGATCGTATTCCATCCGCGCGGCGCAGCATAAGGCAGGGGGATAAATCATGCCACAACCTAACGTCGGCGCGTTCCATATCGACGCAGCCCTTACGAACATCTCCGTTGCATTGCTGCAAAACCCGCAGAGCTTCGTCGCTTCGCGCGTTTTCCAGAATGTGCCGGTGCAGAAGCAGTCGGACAAATACTTCACGTTCGATCGCTCCTTCTTCAACCGCAACGGCGCTAAGAAGCGCGCCGCCGGTGCTCGCGTGTCCGAGGTCGGCTATGCCGTCTCGAACGACAGCTATTTCTGCGAAGAATATGGCGTAGCGATCCCGATCCCCGACCAGATCCGCGCAAACGCGGACGCGGCCGTGGATCCTGCTCGTGCAGCCGCAGAGCTGGCGACGCACCAGATGCTGATCCAGAAGGAGACCGACTTCTCGTCGTCCTTCTTCACGACTGGGCTTTGGAGCACCGACATCACCGGCGTCACCGCGTCTCCGACCAGCGGTCAGGTCATCAAATGGTCTGACACGACTTCGGGCGATCCTATCGGCAACGTGCGCACCGGCATCGACACGATCCTCGGGTCGACCGGCATCAAGCCGAACGTGATGGTCATGGGCCGTCAGGTTTACTCGACGCTGATCGACCACCCCGACGTCCAAGGCCGCATCAGCGGAGGCGCGACCACCGCGCAGCCGTCAATCGCCTCGCTGAACCTGCTCGCGCAGCTCTTCGAGGTCGACGAGGTCATGGTCGGCGAAGCGATCCAGAACACCGCAGCAGAGGGCGACACCGCCGCTCACTCGTTCATTCTGGGCAAGAAGTGCCTCTTGACCTACCGCCCCGCATCACCGGGCATTATGACCCCGGCAGCGGGCTACACCTTCTCATGGGCCGGTTATCTTGGCGGGACGAACGAATACGGCTTCGTCGTCGACACCAAGCGCCGCGATGAGGAGGACACCGACGTCATCCGCGCTCGTGCTCACTACGATCACAAGCTCGTCTCGGCTCCGCTGGGCTTCTTCTGGGACGCGATTGTCGCATGATCAAGCTCGAGCAAAGGTCTTTCCAGAAGTCGGATCCGCTCTTCGCGTTCCGC